GCAATGCGAGTCAGGTTCTCATTGTCACGGAACTTGTTTGGCTTGCGTATCGAATTGGCTTCGATCGTCATAGCCATCTCTCGAACATAGATCTCTGGATCTTCGTTGGCAATCAACTCATCCCAAATCTGTGCACCCTCTGGGCCAAACAAAGGAACCAAATCTTGCCCACGTACATTCCAGCCAGCGTAGATACGCTCAACATTAGCCCTATTGGTTTGCCACGCCTCCACCTTTCGACTCATCCAGTCAGGACGTATCGACGTAGCAGCCTCTTTGAAGTTGATGTCCGCCGCAGTACGAGCAACCTTGCCGCCGACATTCATCCCATACAAAGCTTCAGTTAGACCCGTCCGCTTATCGAAGGACATCGACACGTACTCAAGCATACGTATCACATCGTAATTGATGGCAGGCGACTGAAGCATCGTAACTAGCTCATTGATATTCTGGTGAGCCATGCCATTTAGCTCAACGATAATGTTGAACTCATTGCTCTTTAGCTTTCCAATAACATCATCGCCAGCTTCCTTGAGCACAGCCCAAATGTTTCTTGAGTTCTGATAGACACGATCACACAAGCATGACATCATCACATTCAAGAAAATCAACTCACCTAGCCCCATGCCAATCGGAGCCAGAGGCCAAGGGCCACTAGAAGCCTCATAGAAGTCCAGCAGTGACACAGGCCAGCGACCATCTCTGTAGATCGGAACAGGCCAATCCAATGCCCTACGTATCTCATCGTCGCCAAGCTCTGCGGTACTTGGCGGAAAGTTAAGCGGAAAGGGTACACCTTTAGCCACAGCCAAGTAAGCGAAGTCGCCAACAGTCTGCTCGAACGCTTCATGTAGAGTCGAATCAAAATCATCTAGGCGAGTACCCACACCTACCTTAGAGTAGATCTCATACCAGATAATCTTATTAGACGTTGCGTAGGCACTGTTCTTGATCGGATGATATTCATCCCTGCCACTCTCAGATACCTCATTAGCGTCTGCACCAGCCACGCCAACATTACGTGCGTAACGACTAAGAGAGCCAGCAGGTAGATCAAATCTTCGCTCAACATCCCAGTAATTCTCAATGTGCTGTCTGCCAATCCAGCCGCAATCACTCAAGTTTGGCTTAGTACACTGAGGGTCAATAAACAGACGCAAGCAAGAATCGAACACCGATCTAGTCAGCACTCGCTCGCTACCTGGGAACTGATACTTCTCCGTCCACAGGCAACCTCGCCCAGTAATCAAAGCCTCTGTAATCGCAAGCTGGCTTTCAGCAATCAACCCACCATTAGGCTGCTCACGTTGAGCATAAGACAGGTATTGCTCCATGAGTGAACAACGAGTCTTATTTCGCCTGCGATTACTTTCATATCGCTGTAAAAAATCCTGGTACCTCTGTGCCGTGGCAGGATCGGCAGGATCACCCATGACATCGGGCTCAATGTCTAGACGAGCGTAAGGGCGAGCAGAGATACCAGGATAGTCCCAATAGAGTGAAGGACCAAACACGCTGACAAGTTCAAAAGCTTTTGCTATCGTCATTTTGAACTGAGGGGCTGGCAGGTTACTAAAGAACTTATTGCGGAACGTATCGTCCCACATAAAGCCGCACGTACCCTGATAGAAGTTCCGGCAAATGTCAGCGGTCTGACGAAAGGGCTCTCTCGCTTTACGAGCTTGCTCAATCCTCGTCAACCAAACACTCACCAGTCGTTCAAGCCTACCCCGAATCTCAAGCATTAGTTAGCTTCCTTGACCTTACCAGACTTGCGATCAGGGACACCACGAACCTCAACCAGATCCTCATACCACTTGGGGAACATCCACCAACCAGTTCGCTTCGCCAATTCAGTGGGCTTGCCATCAACGAACAGCCTTGCATCACTTAAGTGCGGCACGCTAGTCACTAAGCCACCACCACTCCTCTTGGACGTTGGAAATGTATTGATTGACACTACGCCATTGTGAAACGAATCCGACACGATCCCTGGGACGACATCATCGGGAGCATGTGGAGGACACCACAGAATTGGCAAACCAACCGGAGCCAATCCATCAAAATTTTTGTTGAGCGACATGTTCAAACCTTGTAGGGGGTAAGCGCAGTGCCAAGCAAAACCGAATTATCATCTGGCTTCTTGCGAGACGATGAAGACGCTTGCAACTGCTGAAACAATTGAAACGCGGGGGATCCTCCCCCTATATTCTTCCCTGCAACTGGAAACCACTTTGGAAAACTGGCACACCAGTATTCCGCCGCCACAGCTAAGTCGATCGTCTGATACTTCGCAGGTCGATCACCAACCTCGTTATCCAATCGCTCCTCTTTGATGTAGTCCTCTAATTGCTTACAGAGATTCGGACACTTGTGAGTTACAATCCGAAGATACGGAAAGGAGCCAGCTTTATTGTTCACATGCATCCACGACTGCAATCGCATGATGCGAGACTCCACATTGGGCGAACCCCACATAAAGTGATGCCCCGTCAAGATGCTGTGGATGTTGTGTTCTTTGAATGTTCGCGAGTAGTTGTCAGCAACTGATAACGCAAAGCCCATCGTCGTTTGCTTACCTGCACGCTGGTCGATAATGAATCGATAGATCGGATAGCCTTGTATCTTGCTCTTAATCATCGGAGCCAGTGTGTCAGCGTCTGCTCGACCTGGATACAATTCATCGTAAACAACGTAATACTCACCGAAACTCGGCGGCGGTATGGCACAAAAAAGTACCGCTGGCTTTCTCGTGCCTGGATCAAGAATCATCTCTCTTGTCCAGTCAATTGGAGGCACCCAATTGTTCCGCCTTAGCGTTTCGGAAATCTTGTCCTCAACTCCCTCAGGATAGCAGGCAGAATGAAAGCTCCTGTCAAATAGCGGATACATCTTGAGTTGTTCAATAGAGTATTCGCCACGATCTCTAGATGACTTTTCTTCGTCGGTAAAGCCCTCAAGAAGCTCTCTCTTACCAGCAGGATCAAGCTGGCTATTTGCGCTAGTTGTCAGAATCACTTCACCAGCCATCGGATCTGGATCGTCGGCATCTTGCAGCTTAGCTCGTTCAGTCAAAGCACGCAGAGCCTCATTATTGGCTCTAGGCCAGCTAGACCAGAACAGCCTTCCTCGCCTGTCAGCTAGACGCGATTGCCACTCTTGATAGTGCTTTGGATATTTGATCGCCTCGTCTATCCAAATCACATCCACTGGGTCGCCCTGCTTAGGCTCTGCCTTGGATGAGTAGGCATAGATGTCAGCCAGCGTTTCTTTAGTCACTGGATCCCAGATGACAACCTTCTTGAACTCGTTGTTACCTTTGTTCTCCCAGTCCCAAGATCCTGGCTTTACGAATCGATTGGGTATCACTGGATAGCTAGGATAAACTTCACCCGATCTAGCTGCATCGTCAGGGTCGGCTTGATTGTAAGATCTCAATTGACCCGTCGAGCGATCACGTATCATCTTGAACAATCCTGGCTTAAACAAAAGCCTATGAACTGTCTCTCCAATATGACGCTGATCGTAGCCAATGATCCATATCGTAAGCGGCCTGCCTAACTGGTGAGGACGACGCGCTCTCACCCTGGTGCCATCTGACAAATGAACGTAACCATCTGTAGCAATAGCTCCGGTGAGAACAGCCAGTGAGGTACTCTTACCAGAACGCACACCACCACGAACCAACAACTCTCTGGCGTTGGACTGAAATATGGGATCTTGATGAGACTGAGCACGAAACAGATCAAGAGCGGTGGTTCGGCGCCGAGCCATTTCCACCAGAGCAGCAGCTTCGCGATTACTCAGATTCAGATTCGTCATCTGGATTGTATTCCCAAGTAGGAGACTCTTCTGCTATCGCTGGAGTAACTTCTACGTCGATAGGCTCACTCTGCATCGCAACGCTATTGATGACCTGAATGCGAAAGTTAGGATCATCCTGCATCATACGAGCCGCAAGTTGTGCTAAGGTTGCTTTCAGGTCATCGTCCGTAAGACCTGACGCATCCACGTTATTGCGATCATCAAGTTTCTCTTGCAGGCTCAATATCATCTGCCAATACTTGACGATTACCGAATCCTTTCGCTCAAACATCAATTGTTCTTTTTGCGTCAGATTCTCACCACGGACTTTATCAAAGTCCTCCTTGAGCTTGACAGCCAATCCATCAGCACCACCCACTAGATCAGTAAACTTGGAGAATACCTGATCAAGAACCTGCTGATCTGATCCAGCCTTCTTGATTCGAGACAGCAACTCTCTTGAAAACTGGGCTGTTTGACGCGTATCGCTCATCAGCAACTCTCTGTGTATTTGCTCTCGCCTAACTTCTCTGCAATCGCCACAGTACCCACCGGAAAGCATGCGATTAGGAAATACTTGACGACATTGATTGCAATGACTTGCCTGATTAGTGACTCTAAGGTTTAGTGACATACTGTTCCTCAACGAAGCGGGGCCAGTAAGTAATTACTCACCAGCCCCTACCCCAGCGGCACCAGCCACCCCCCAGAACATAAAACATTCGGGGTTATTTATTTAACTTGATTGGAGAGACCATGCTCTTCCACATGTCGCCCACCACTGGCTCCTTCTGAAGGGCCGAGGTTTCAGGGACGACGTTCTGAATGATTGGCTCTGAGCCGTAAGCTTTGGCATTAGCCGTATACTTAGGCTGATTAATTACTTCACCCTTAGGTGTCACGCCCTTAACTTTATCCACAACATCACCTCTTGTTTTTTACTTAGTGCCAACAGAAGCCAGTGAGCAGCATCCCTGCCACCCACTGGCCGTTTCCATGGTCACATAAACGATTAGTAGCCTGGGAACTTCCAGACCACATCAATGGTTTGATCTGCTGCCGTTGCTGCGGTCACTGCACGACCACACGCACTCAAGGAGCCAGCCGCGTCGTTGGTCACAGTCGTGACTTCACCAGTAGCGGCAGGAATCAGAATAGCGTTAGCCGAAATAGAACCGGCAGAACGAGCCTTGCCTGGACCTTCAATGAGCATCCAAAAGTGCTCGCCGTTAGCCACAGATGTCACATAAGGATCAACTGCACCAACTCCAGTACCAGCAGCGCCGGTAACACCACCAACGTAAGTTCCAGCCAATCCACTTTTCCAGGTTAAGCACTCATTAGGATTGAGCGCTCCACCGGAGTCATTCTTAACCCACATCGCTTTGATGCGGCGACCTGACAAGAGTTTGCGTTGCGAATCAATCGCAGAGTAATTCACATCAGTGAACTCTCGAACTGTCCCAAGCAAAGACTCTAGTTCACCGGCTACAGCCTTTTCGCCTAGCCGATACATATTCGTTTGAACTGCACCCACTTTATTTTTCTCCCTGTTAGGTTTGTTTTGTTACGACGACGGAACTAACGATTAAGAACCGAAAGCACCGTACTTGGCAATATGTTTTGGATTGAACCTTAAATTCCCAAAGAAACCAATAGCCACTTCATGGGCCATTGCGGTGTTGTTGAACTCTGGACCAACCAAGTAGAACAACTGATCGTGCAAGCTGAACAAGCTCATTTCATCTAGGTTCACTGCATAGCCAGTGCCCGCTGGACAATCGAACTCACTCTTAATCATTGCACCGTTGTAGTTGATCACATCTTCTGCAAAGCCAAGCTTGCCAGCGTAATCGCTAACCTGCAATCGCTCGCGAACGACCAAGCGATCTTGGAACTCGTCGAACAATTCCTGGCTTAGCATGTGCAAGGTTGGGATCTTGCTGCCACCAGACAAGTGACGAATCCAGCTACGACCACGACGAATCACATGCTCGCAGTTATCGGCCCAAGTGTTACCACCAGTGCCCCACTGAGGACATGCGTAATTGATGAGCTTGGGACTCACGAAATCGTAATCGGCTGTGCCAGATCCAAGAGGCCAGTCAGTGGTGAGCAAGCCCGAAGGACGATTAGCAGCAGCCAAGTTGTTTGACCATGTTCCACCGTAGGAGCCTGGGCGAACCAACTTGCCACCGTAAGAGGCAGAGCTAGAAGGCAGTGCTACGCGGTCGTTAACCGAAACCGATCCGTCTGGAACCATCGGGGTATCGATACCCACGATCTGGTCATCGTTGCCAGTGTTTCGCAAGAACAACTCAGCCGACAATCGATTGCCTACCGAAGCGAGAACCGAGTCCATCGCATCAGCATAAAGATCGACGATCGCCAACGGACCCTTGTTCATCATCTGAATTTTGAGATCCAGTGCTTGAGTTCCAATCAAGCCAGCGACTGGTACAGTCAACTGCTCGAATGCTTGGTGATGTTCGTAGATCACACCAACACCACTGGAATGGGTTCGAGCGGCTGGCTGTCGTGCTCGCACAGTCCAGGTCGTCGACGTTCCGCTCTGGTTGTAAAGAATGCGACCTTCGCTTTGCAGCAAGGCCAACCAGAAACGGTTGCGTACCGTTTGATCGGATGCACCTTTTAGGTACTTAGGTGCTGTGTTCCGAATGGCTAAAATTGCCTCAGACATTGACTACTCCTTGTCTCGTTAGTTTCCCCTGTAGTTCGCGCCCAGAATCTCAGCGTTGTCTGGATCACGCTCTAACATTTCTCGAAATGACATCTTACGATTCACCGGCGTTTCTACCGGCTGCACAAAAGCATTGCTCACTTGCACCTTTCGTGCGTCAGGCTTCTTCCTGGCCTGCTCTACAAACTGATTCTTCTTTGCTTCAACCTGTTGCTTCTTTTCTGCCGCCAACTCTTCTTGGTTTTTGGCAGGCTCTACTGGGGGAAGCATCCTGTACGCCAACTTCCAGATACGTAGGTCTGGCTGATCCACACCAAGTTCGTTGCAGATCTCTCGAACCTTGTTGCTGTAAAGCAGCCCACGCTCTGTAGGAATTTCTTTTCCATCCAAGCCAACCATGACATTGCCATCATTACTGACTCGGAAGAATTCGTTTTTGTGGTCGGTGTAGAACTTCTGGAACTCGTTCTCTTCTTGCTGCTGGTATCTATAAGCCTGCACCTGCTTTTGCTTCTCAGCTAGATTCGCAGCTAGCTGGGTGTGGTAAGCTTTAATGCGGCTTTCGATTTTGTTTTCAATTTCCTCTAGCAACCCAGCTTCCTGCATTGCAGTCACTGGATCATTGACCATAAGCTGGCTGCGTCTCTGCTGCTCAGTGACGGCCTCATTAAGCTGCTGAGCGGCTTTCTGTCCATCGATCCCATACTTAGGATCAGGCAAAAACTTCGAGGTCTTGTCGTCGAACTCGCAATACTTGGTTAGATTCTGGTCGATCTCAACCTTTTGCCAGCGACGTAGCTTTTGTTCGTTAGTCTCAGGCTTGACTGGCTCTGCAATCTGTTGCTGAACCGGCTGCTGCTGACTAAGAGCTTCAACCTGAGCCTGTAACTCAGCCATTCTTCGTCGCTGCTCATCACGCTCAGCAAAAACATTAACCAGTTGCTTCTGAATCTCATCCTCAGAATACTGGTCGGCAGCGATATTAACTTTAGCTAATGCTTGCTTTAGCGGAGAGACTTCGGCTACAGGTGCGGGTTCGGAGCCAGCTTCTGGTGCCTTGGCTTCAGGCTGCTGCTCTACCGCCGACTCGACCTGCTGCTCAACAGCCTCTGGAGTTGCACTTTCTGATTCGACTGACTCAGCCTCAGGTGCAGTTGCTCCATCACGATTAGCGGCACGCTCCGCTAATCTCTCCTGAATCATCTTGGTCAATTCGCTATCAGCCATGTCATTTCCTTGGGGTGGGGTGGAAGGGGGTCTCCGCATATCTTTCCAACTGCCACAAGAAATAATTGGCTCTCAAAGGTAATACTGGTGAGAGCAGAACAATAATTGGAAGAGGAGGATAAAAAAGTGGAGCAGGTAGTCGGAATGATTGACCCCAGAACTGAAGAGCTTGTAACACTCAAGGAGTTAGGTCAGAGGCTACAGAGAACGTACAACAACATCTACGAGTTGGTACGTGTTGGCCGAGAGAGTGTTGGAGGCAAGACAGTGCAACTGGAAGTTATTAAAACCCCAGGCGGCATGAGAACTTCGATGGAAGCGTACTATAGATTTCTAAGGAAACTAAATGAGTGCTAACGAAGATTACATAATCCAAGGATTAGACGCACTGACTCAGGGAATCACTGAGCTTACTACGCAAGTCGAAACACTTCGAGCAGAGCAAGATGAAGTAAGGATACCGGCGACTGTCACCGTAGCAATGGAATCCCTAAAGATCTTGAGCCGTAGCCAAAAGATTGTCACTCGGCATACTGTCGAGAGGAACTCTGGCGTCGACACCACAAACAACGAAGTACCGTGTGAGTCGATCCATAGGTACCCCAGACCGCTTCAGGAAAGCGAGGCTGAGTTGCGAGATGTTTGTTGCCAACTGATCTCTGGCTATCTTATTCAATCGCTTGGCTCCCACGGCACCGATTGAGTCCAAGAACTGAGGCCAGATGTTTTCGACCGAAGTGACCTGACGATTAAATAAAGGCGTATACTTTGGCTTGACCCTTTTGGTCCTCACATCCTTGCGACTCAATCTTCCCTTGATCGCATACACCGCTGGCTTAATGCCCTTTTGCTGAGCAGTGATTGCATTGACGATAGCACAGGAGTGCGTGCCCTTGAACCCGTACTCTCGTCGTACAGTCATCGCCATTTGAAACCTAGCCGCCCTTGCCCAGTCAACGATGTACCTGCTTTGATTGCCACACTTAACACCTTTGTAGAGCATGAATCGATGAGGCTCAGTGTAGCAGAGACCTTCACGCTTCATACGCGAGAAGCACTCCACAACCCTTGCTGACTTGATTTTGCTTTCTAGTTCCGCAAACATTGTAACCAGACTTAGGTACCAGTCTGAGTCAGTGCTGTCGGTAGAGATGTTCTCTTCTATCAGCCTTAGCGTTAAACCCTTCTTCCTCAACATAGCCACTGTATTGGCCATGTCCTTGAGCGAACGAAAGATACGGTCTCCACGGTAAACAACTAAACAATCTCCTGGCTTTGCTTCCTTCAAGAATCTACTGCCACCTGGGCGCTGATCGAAGGGAACCTTAAACGCAGACACCGCCTCGTCAGCCACAACCCCCATGCACTCGCTCTCAGAGTACTTGGCTAACTCCTCCTCAACTCTCATCCGTTGATTGGCTAAACCCAAGCCACTCTCTAGCTGACCATCTGATGAAACGCGAATGTAACCCCAAACACGCTTGAGCGATTGAACCTGCTTCTTTGGCTTTGCGTATGGAGATAGTATCTTGCTTGGCAGATCACCCTCCCTGATCTTAGACACCTCCTCCATCCTAATAGACTTGGGTGTGCTACGTGCCGACTTGATGCCCTTACCTGCCTTTAGTCGCTTAATCGCCGCAGCTTCCCTCACTCGGAAGCCAAGCATGCGCGAGAAGTGCTCTGCAAGCACAGCCAGTAGGGCCGCCTTCAATTGTCCACTAGGACTACTCAAATCAATGTCGTCGTTGATAAAGTGAACAAGAATGCCTTTGCGACGAAACAGATCGATCGTAGTACCAAAGTCACCTACGTTGCGGAACATTCTGTCCACCGACCAAACGAGAACATGATCTCCTGGCCGTAAGCTCTCAAGCAACTTGGAGCCAGCGGGGCGCTTACTTAGATGATTCTTATCATAAGCACTTACTCCCGCGTCAATAAAAAAGCCAGGAGGTGCGGATTCTGGATACCTATCGGTTGACCAAGGTACACCTGCGAGCTTAGAATGTTTATACTGTACACATCTATCTGCCTGTGTTTCTGGGCTCAGAGATGTTCGTACACTCCCAGACTCAGAGATTCGGCAATACGCAACAACGCAAGGAGGTCGTTCTGTGAAGAAAGTAGATCCTGTCGCAGATTTTTTAGCAGGTCGTGAAGCCAAGAGATTAACCCCTCTGGAAGAAAGCCAATACTACGAACAAGCAAAGAGCGGCGATAAAAAAGCAATCGAAATACTGTTGTGCTCTCAGGCACACTGGATCTGGACCCTCTGCCATAATCACCCCAAGCCTCCTCAAGTCAACACGGACGAACTATTCAACGAAGCAATGTGCCAAGCCTATTTAGCAATAAAGAATTTTGATCCTGCCAAGGGAAGACTTTCATCGTTCTTCTCTCGCGTCATCCCAAGGAAGTGTTCTGACTACGTGGTGAAGACAAGTAGCACCTTCGGCAAACGAATACCAATGGCCTACTCTTCGGAAACAAATTCTTTTCTCATTGACGAAGACAATGTAAAAGCAGTGTTAGCCGAAAACAAAGAAAGCAACATCTACGAGGACGAGTACCACAGCGAAGTAGACGAACTTGCTGGAGTAGTGACTTCAATACTAGCGGAGATGGAGCCAAGGTCAAGGTGGATTGTTGCAAAAAGACAAGAAGGCAAGACAGCGGAGGAAATTGCAGCCGAGGAGACACTGAACAACCTGCGATCTGGAAGGATGGGCCGAGTGGTAGAAGCCAGCAGTGTCATGCTGGCCCTACACGCTATTAAACGCGAAGTCTTTCGTGAACTGTCTCGACGCGACATACCTATCGATTGCTGCGTCTCTGGCTCCCGAATCGGCAAGCTATTCGACGACCTCAATACCGACGCCCAAAATCGCCTTTTCGACTAAGACGCTTAGAAAAGTACTGCTCAATCCTGTTCCTAGAGCTAGCGTTTGCACGCGAACTTAATCGCCAAACTTGGAATCCTTCGTTGTCGGCGTCTATCCCGAACACATGGAATCCACAGCGATGAGCAAACGCAACAGACGCTGGCTCCCAGCCAGGAACAGAGAGGGTAAGCAGCTTGACATGATCTTGCCTCAGCAAACTATTAATCATGCCACGAGCGTAGCCCTTAAGCCTGTACTCATCCAGAACTGCAAGGCGACGAATGTAGATTTCGTGCATGTCGCGTTCAGCGATCATGACACCTACGATCCTCTTTCCGTTCTTGATCACCTGGACGATGCTGCTGCCGTCGACCGCTTCTTGCACCTCATGTGCGACGATGATCTTTGGGTAGCAAAGCTGAAGCACCCTTGTGGCCTGCTTGATGTCATCGGTTCCGTCGATCGCTCCCATTTCTTTTGCCCTCCATAACAGTAATGACCAGCCAGCAATTCTCCTGGGGAGCAACAACTGCGATCAATCCGCTGCAACGGCAATGAAGCACTGGCACACCATCCTGCATGCGCCAGCGCCTCAGCCAGAAGCCGCGTTGCATCTCACTACGTATTCTCTCTTGAACTCCATGCCTGTCCGGTATCGGATCAATCCTGAGCCAATACCGACGCAGTGCATGGTCTGTCACCTCTACCCGATCTGTAGTCTCAATCTTAAAACGGAATGTCGCCAAATCCATCGTCTGATGGGAAGTCGTCTTCGGATTTGACTGCGGGCTTACTTGCTGGTTTGCCTGCTGGCTTGCTGCTCGGCGTAGGTCGCTCTTGTTTTTCACCATTGCCCTTGGGCTTTCCTTCCAGCTTTAGCTGGCTTGCGTGAAGCTCCAAGTTGGATCTCTTCTCTCCATCCTTCTCCCATGAGTTCGTCTCCAGTTCTCCGTTGACAGTGACAAGACTCCCCTTCTCCAAGTATTGTTCCGCTGTCTCGGCTAACTTCCCCCAGAGAACGACATTAATGTTGCTCCACTTAGTCTCCTCTCCCATTTTCTTGCTCCAGCCCAAACGGATTCTGGCTACCTTAGTTCCGTTTTTTGTAGTATTCACACTTGGCGCATCGCTCAAATAACCATGAACAGTCGCAAACGCACTAGCCATTTATCAAGCTCCACTTTCTCAAAGCATCAGAAACACTAATAAACACCACACATTTTTTGCGTAGTAAACGTAAAACTCTTTCCACATCTTTCTGAGGTAAATCTAAACCTCTCAAATAATCAGCCACCTCCTGATAACACTCTGACAAGTCCGACTTCGTAGGAAACTCCTCCGCTAGCTTCTCCAGAATGTACGACACGCCATCCTTGTTCATAATGACAATCCTGTATTCTCGAATAACATATTCATCCAGTACGCTGGTGGTCGCTTCGGATCAGGAGGTGAGCCCGTCCAAATACGACTATAGAACTCCGGATCGTAGAAGCCAGGATCCATGATCTGTTTGATCCACAGCAGGTGGGAGGCATCAATCGTAGGATACGATCTGCCGCCAATCTTCTTCTCTGCGATCCTCTCTGAATCGTTCACATGGCACTCGTGCACTAGCGGACACAGCAGCACCACAGCCCGACGATCATTGACGCGATGCATCGCACCTGAACCGCTACTCAAGTGAGCCACTTGCAGCCACCAATCGCCATACCAGTTGGCTGGACGAGTACCCTTGGTCAATCCTGAGATCCAGCAGAATCTTCTTCCTGAGATGTCGCGTATTGCTCCAGCATCTCCTTTTTCGCCCATACGTTTTTCAGGTAGCCCTGAAAGTCCTGACTGTTCCATCCTTCAGCCTCCGCTTTTCTTAGTGCCACAACCCGCAACCTCGGACTCAATTTCGCAGCAGCTAGGTGGTGAGACCACGATAGGCTGGCATTGCGATGCTCTGGTGGATACTTAGCAGCCATCGCTACACACCGATGAAGCAAATCAGGACTAAAGCTTGGATCTACTGCCTGATATGCATCATCACCAAACAGTTTTTCTCCTTGTAGGATCGCATCACCAATCCACCAGTAAATGTGTCTTTGCATCCAAGCCAGTCTGCTTAGTGTTTCTTCAAGCTGATCTAGGCTAGGCGGAGCCGAGCAGTACATCCTGCTATCAGTAAAAATGAAAGGACCATCCCTAAATGAGAAATCGTTCATACCAGCACCTCAACATCTAAGGTTTGATTCAATCTATGAAGGCGATGTGTGTCGAAGTATGCTTTCTCAAACTCCATCAGTCCCGCAGCCACCTTCTCGGAAAACTGATTCTTTACTTGATCGATGGCATTGAGGCAGTTGATATAGCTTCCGAAAGTAATCAGTAACTTACTGGCTGTCTTCTCTCCAACACCTGACGCACCAGGGATGTCATTGCGACCAACCATAGCCAGCCAATCCACCCACTGCTTAGGTTCGCAGGCGTAATTCTTAAACAACGACTCGCGATTGAAGAACTGTCCCTTCCAGTACATGTTCACTTTGGGTCCGAGACACTGATACAAATCCTTGTCTTGGCAAACCATTACACACTTATCGCCAGCAAGTGCATACGAGGTGGATAGTGAGGCCAATACGTCGTCTGCGTCATACGTTGGAAACATATATCGTTTCACGCCACGCTTATCAAGTGCCTCCCTAGCACTAGCAACAAAAGACAAAAAGCCGCTAGTGATGTCGAGCCGACTGCTTTTCCAACGTGAGTCTTTAGCATACCTCCAGCTTTCTTCCTCCATCTCATCAGCAAACAGGAAGAGCGAACTCATTGAGAAAGCCATCTTAATTCTTGAAATGATGTCAGCGAACTCAGATGCTGGACTGGTATCCTTGGCGCGATGATACGCTAAATGGCAGATAGCCTTGAAGTCAATCACCACCACGATCCTCTCCTTTCGGCCCTCAAGGAAGTCAGCCAATCGTTTGTTATACGCTGGCAAGCAACCTCTCAAATACCAAGCTTGACTAACAAAGTGCACAAGGTTTCTTGCCACTGACACAAGCTGCGGGATGTTCTCACACTCTAAAAGCATCTGCCGAAAATCTTTGATCTGTTCGGCCTGCCACTCCGTTATACTACTAGCCATTACCTGTACTCCTAAGTGCTGCTGCTTCCGTTTGATTTACCTTGCGACTCCAAGTTGATTCATCTCGTGGCATCCTTAGCAAATCACCTGGAGGGTAGTAGCCATAGGTGCGATAGAATAAGGCTTTGAGTTGATTAAAGTTCATGGCACGAGGACTTGTAGAGTTTCGTGTTCTGAAGTAAAGATTGTCCCACCTCTGCTGGTCAGCACTGGATCTTGGACGAGTACGAGGTGGACGAAAGTTTGGTCCCGTCACCCGACGCAGTTCACCGTTCTGCTGCACAATCATCTTGCTTCTACCGCGAGACTCTCTACCGCATCCAACCGGAGGAGCAGGGCAAGCAGGCATATTGCCGTGACGCACAGTTCCACAGTGCGGACACACAATTGGATCTTGGTCAGGATTTTTTTCCGCTTGCTCGCGTATCTTCTTCTCAATCTGCTCCTCAGTCTGATAGTACATCTCCTCCCAGTTACGGTCCCGATTAGGCCCGCCACCGAATTTGTAATAGGAGCCAGCATGATCCGTAATTAGAACGTGGTCAGGTGTCTCTGCCGAATAGCGAATAACCCTACCCGTCGATTGCAAGTACGTCTTGATCGATCCCATGGGACAGGCAAGAACTAAGTGATACATCTGTGGCAAGTCGATGCCCTCCCTGAGGACAAAGCGATTGCATATCACCTTGATGTCACCAGCTTTCCACGCCTCCAGTACCTCTTGTCGAATCTTGCCATCTGTGTCCGTGTACACCTGATCGTTGATCTGCACTTTATTGGCATCAATATGAGCAGCCTTTACGCCCTGCCGCATGAAGTCCAGCGTCAATCCAATCGATGACTCTACGCAGGGTGCGAACACAAGCGTTGGCCTTTTGTCTGGATTCTCGGTAAACCACTCTTCAATCACACGACCAACAATCTGCTGACTCCACACATGTTTTCTGATGTCACCGATACTGTACTCGCCCGTCTTGACTCGCTTAACCTTCGACAAGTCAAATTCAAACGGAGCCTTAATCACAGCCCTTACGTGAGCACCAGCAGCCAAGCATTCTGAAGGTTTACCTGACACAACCAGCTTCGGGTACAAGTGACTCATACCCACAGGAGTTGCCGACAAGCCGACGATCTTTCGATTGCGATGCAGGTAAGACCTTAAGAACTTTTCGCTCTCACCACTGGCTTGCAAGTGCCCCTCATCCACAAACACATAGTCAGCGTCAAACGGTTCCCAGCGATTACTGTTAATGGTTCTTGAGATCTCCGTCTGAATGGAACTAATCTGTATATCCTGCGTCGAATCAAAATGCTCAGCCAGTGATGCTGCTCGCACACCAAAGCCTATACCTTTAGCTTGAGCGTTAAGCATCGTTTGATGCGTGAGCATCTTGCGGTTAGTCAGGATCAAACACTTAGCTCCCTGGCTCTGATAATACTGAGCTAGTGCCCACATCATGTCTGACTTACCTCCACCCGTAGCACTACATAGCGTTACGGCATTCGTCGATCTCAAAGCCTCCACTACCTGCACTACACCATTGATCTGATGAAGCCAAGGAGTCCTTGAGAAGAATGGCATTAAGGCTTCTTGCATTGTTCTCTCCATATCGTGACGAACGAAGCAAAGGCCACCTGCACTCTCTCTTTCCATGGAGATCGCTTTAGCTTTTTACCTTCGGCAACCGAGTCGATGCGAGCAGGAAGCTCAGCAATAAACCTCTCAATCTTGGCTATCTCTTGCTCAAGACGTTTGTTTTTCTGCTCAGGCTTTTCCGGTTGGCCCGACTGGTGCTCAGCAACTGCCTGAACAACTTCCTCCACAGAACGGAATACTAGATCCTCGCCTACGTTCGTTGGCAAATTCTCTAGCACATCACACACCTGAGATTTCTGCGACTCAGGCAAGTCCTTGATCGACAGAATAGATTCTGGGGTAGCTGCAATGTGACCATGAACAATGTTCCGCTTAGCCTGCGGAGTTAAGGAATCAAGCACTTCCGTCACTGCTAAATCCGACCAGATCTGGCGAGCCGAAACACCCGTTGCTTTAGCGACTGAATCTACAATTGCAGTCTTTGAACCACGAACATTACTAATCTTGCTCGCCTTGGCTTCGACAAGCATAGCCCTCCACCGAGCCCGACTAATACCATCTCCATTACGCCGACCGAACTGATGAGCGAAGATCCAATCCTTAACCTGCTGACGATTCTCAAAAGGAATGTCGATCGTAGTAAAAGGTACGTTCTCGGCTAACGCAATCTCGTAGCGAGTCATACCGTCCACGACTATATCCTCACCCTCCCATACAACAATCGGATCGATCACTCGGCCATCGCGAACAATGTTCTTGCGTAACTGATCTAGCTCTTCAGCACTATGAGCCTCTAGTAAATTCCTGAACTCATCATCAACGACCAA